AACGTGTCCTGATGATGATTCTTCGTTAACACCAGAGTCGTCATCTAGTGTAACTGTTGGTGTATGATCATCATAAACTTCAAATGTGTCTGAATCGCTTGTTGGAATAGCACTTGGTAATGCTGTTGAGTGACTATCTAATGTTAATTGTACTGTACGCTGTACATCTGTTTCTGTTGACGCAGTAAATGTGTGTGCGATTCTAGCACCTGCTGTACCACCTGCCGCAGTATCATCTGTAATAACATCATCACTTGAGCCATCACCCCAATCCCATGTAAATTGTATTGTAGCACCACCGATGTTTGTTGTGGTGTTGTCAAAGTAAACTGTGTCGCCATCGTCCCATTGTGTTACAACGCTACCACCTGATACTGCGTCATAGGCTGTAAATGATACAACTGGATCTGCTGTGTAGATTGAGATATAACTTGATCTTGTTTTAGTTGCTGTAGATCCTGAACCTTCACCACTATTATTAAATGCTGTTACTGTAACATCATATGGTGAACCTGAGTTTGATGAATATGTATGTGTTGGTGTTGAATCTGTTGTTGCTGTTGTAGTATCACCATCGCCCCAATCAATTGTGTAGCGATTAGCATTACCTGTTGCTGTAATTGTTAAGGTAACAACAAGACCTGCACCACCTGCTGTGTTGTCTGCTGTAAAGTCTACTTCTTTAACAAAAGTGTTGTTACGCACATTTTCAATAACTTCGTTTAAATCATCAATAGCATCTGTAATATATGTTGATGTTGTCCAGTTAATATAAGCACCCACGTTACTTAGACTGCCATCAGTTGGTGCGCCTAATACATTAATATTTCCTGAAGCATCAACTGCACCTGTTTGACTATCAACGTATGCTTTAGTAGCAACGTCTTGATCTGCTGTTGGATCACTAACATTAGTAATACGTGTATTACTAACTTCTACAACACCTGTACCGTTAGGTGACAATACAATATTAGCATTACCTACTGTTGATGAAATTGTTGAATTTGAAATTTGAATGTTTGCAAGTGTTGCATCACCTACAACTTGAAGTGGATTATCAGGAGTAGCCGTACCAATACCAACCTGACTATTTGCATAGTCGATTGCCAGTGTATTTGTGTTAAATGTTAAACTGTCGTCACGATCAAGGTTGTCCTTGAGCATTCGTCCAGATATGCGGCCAATAGCCATACTGTCTCCTTAATCCTCCGTGTTTCACGGATAACCTTGTTCAATCGCAGGTTTACCTCGGTCTGTCCACAACGAAATGTTGCTTATGTGTTTATTTATCTAAATTGAAAAACTTGGATTTACACGTCGTTCATCACAGTGTCTGTAGAAGCAAGGTGATGAATAACTTTGATTGTCTCGCCACTTGGCGGAGCACTTGTGAATGTGATTTCGTCTGCTGTAACTGTATAAGCAGTTGAGTAGTCTTGAAACACTGAACCAATGAATACTAAAATTTGTTTTGCATGACTTGGTTCTGCGGCCATAGTAAATGTTGTTGTTGAACCGTCACCAGTAAAGTCATCAATATCTAAATCAACTTCGCCAGCAGGTGCTGAGTATTTCCATTCATTGCCAGTCCAATACTCAATAGCATCAGTGTCTGTGTTGAAACGGAAATCACCTACTTTAGGCTTATTAGGTCTGTTATTAGAATTGCCTCTAGCAATACTAACAGCCTGTGCAACAGTACTACCTAAAGCCGACGTTGTTTTTAAAAAACGTCCCATTAGATACTTGTGTATGAAATAATTGAGTTAATTGCTGATGCTGTGTTAGCAGTAGCAACAATAGTATCTGCATTACCTAATAATAGTTTCTCACCTGAACTGTATAAGAAGTATGTATCAGTTGCATCAACTGTCAATGCTTTAGCAACAAGATTTACATTACCAACTGACTCACCGTTTGGCACAACATGAAGATCAATATCTACTGCTGAGCCTGTAGCATTTGTAAATGAAACAAATGTTACTGCTGAGTCACCACTTGATGTATAAACTGTAGTTGCTGTATTTCCAACTTGTGTTGTTTCGATTGCCATCTTTTATTTCCTAAAATATAATGCCATAAACAATGGCTTTTGATTTGCTAACAAGTTCGTCACTTGCGTCATCATTAACAAAGAATAAACCTGAGCCACCGCTTGAAACTGTGCCTGCATATAATTTATTATAGCCTGTTTCTGCACTCGGGGCTGATGAGTTTTCAACTCTAATTGCTGTTCCATCAATTTGTAGTTCACCAGAACCGTTTGGTGCTACTACAATATTACCGTTACTTGCTGATATAATACTTTGACCGTTGACGTCTAAGTCTCCGCCTAGTTGTGGCGTTGTATCTTCAACAACGTTATACAAACCAACGTTACCTGATGCTGATGTAGCAATAGCAACTAAAGAACCTGATCCTGAATCAATTTTCCATCTATCATCTGATTCATCATACACTAATCTAGCATTAGTAGAGCTACCTCTGTCGATTTCAATACCTGCTGTTCCGCCTGTAACACCTGCACCTGTTTCGCCGTCGTTGAGTGTAATAACTCTATCTGTAATAGCAGTGTCTGTTGAAACAATTTCAGTTGATGTACCTGTAACTGTTAAGTTACCTGTGATAACAACGTCTGAAGTAATGCCTACATTACCACTTATTGTTTCAATGTTATAATCACCTGATATCTTTTTGTTTGTACTCATAGTTTTTCCTATTATAAACTATTTATCTCCGTTGTAAAGTTGTTGATATCTATATCAACAAAGTTTGTTCTTTCAAAGTCATAAGGTGTGCTTTCTGGTCCTACAACTCTATAAAATGTATTGTTACTCCATCTTTCACATACTTGTTGTAGTTGTTTGATCCAATTACCATAGTAAGTTGGTTTCATATCTGGAGTTTTGTAGTGTGCTGTACCTGCATAGATGTTATTAACATACTGATCTGGTGATCCTAGATCAAACCCAAGCAAATATATTCGTGTACAACCTCGCTCACAGAGTTGTGCAATACTAGCAGGTCCTGAAGAATAACCATATGTTGGTCTTTCTAGTTTTCTTGATCCTGTATCTGGCCTTGGACGTCTAGTCCAAAACTCATGTGTCATTCCGTAGCCAGTATCTTCTATTTCTTGTGCCATTTGCCTATCTGTAGCAACAAGTATATCTACAGCTTCTTCTTCGTATATTCTGTTACAGCCTGCAACAAGTCCGTACTTTCTTAATTTTTGTACGTTGATACCTTGTCTACTACGGCCGTTACCTAATGCAAATCCATAAGTCATAAAAAATCCCTTGTATCGTATTTAACACAAGGGATTTTGACCTTAATATAATTTAAAATTATGCTAAAGGTGTAAGTCTGATTAAAGACTCTGAAGAGTCGTCTGCAACAGCCCATGAATAAACAGTGCAATTGAATCCAACTGCTTTGTGTGCAGTAATTTTTTGAATAGTAACGTTATCGCCACCATCAACTTGACCAACGATAGACATTTCGCCGTCGTCGTGTCCTGTTACTTTATCTACAAGATAAGCAACGCCTGAAACTGTACCTGCGTCATTTGAAACTGTAAATTTGTTAGAACCTTTTTGGTTAACAATGTAACCTTCAAAGTCTGTACCGCTAATATCTGCACGAACTGGAATAGTAGCCGGAGCTCCACCAGTTGCACCTAAAAAGTATTTGTCAATAGGTCTTCCCATTTTATATTTCTCCTTATAGAAGTCCGATGTGGGTTCTATCCACTACGCTGATATGGTTAAACAGCATAAACTAACTGCCCTATGCAATTAGCACTAGTATTTATCTTGATATGTCTGAAAAACTAGTTCAGCAAACTTTTTATGCCATTTATTTCCTGGGTGACTACCGTCTCTTGCTGATGTATCTGGATCTATACCAAAGTCTGTATAAGGTCCGGGTGCTTGTACTAATGGTATGTTTTTATTTTTACACAGTTGTGTTAAAAAAATAATATTTTTTTGTAGATTATGATATGCCCAATTTGGGTTCTCTAGTATTTTAGGATAGTCGTCTGTGTCTAATTGATATGTGGTTATTGAATGTTTGTTTTTAGGTAACTCAATTCTTGATTCTGCAGGCCAACAAACTGCTATTAAGTCTGGTTTTAACACGTCTACAGTCTTGTATATTGAACGTACAACATAGTCTGGGCTCGTACTACTCTGTGCTAGGTTCCAAACTGTTGTAGGCTGGTTAATGTGCGTTTTAAGCTGTTGTGGCCAAGTGTTCTCATACTTAACGCCTACACCTACTGTTAGACTACATCCTGATACTAATATATTAAAATCACTTCGTTGTTTAAAACTGTCTGATCTAAATCCATGTTCGTTAAACGTATAGGTTATATCATCATGATTGATTGAATCTTCGGGTGTGTCTGTGTCTATCCATTCATAAGTTTTGTTAGGTGGATATTTGCCATAGAACAATTCTTGCTCCCAGGCAGACTCAAACGGATCTGAATATAATTTGAAATCTAATTGCGACATGCAATTACTTATTGTTTGAAAAATTATAGATAAAAAAAGAGGACTCCGAAAAGTCCTCTTTTAAGTTTCGTAGTGTAGTATCAACTACATCATTACATAATTTAAAATTATGAGAATGATAAGTTTGAAACTGCAATTTCGCCTACGTAGTCAGCCGCATTACCGAAAGATGATGCACTGTTTGTTAATTCTACGTAACCGTATCTTGTCATGAATGATACTACTGGTTCGAATGATGCTGGATCCAATACAACGCCTGATGACATTAATGGAATATATGGGCAGTAGAACGCCGCCGCATCAGCTTCTGATGAACCTTTATAACCAACTAAAACTGGAGTTGTGTCAGCCGCATATGAATCAACATATACTTTCATAGCTGAGTTTAAAGTACCTACAAACTTAGTGTTTGTTGGAGCTTCAAATGTACCTTCAGTTGAACGTGCAAACGCTGATGTAGTAGCTGATTGTAAAACTGTTAATGCCGCTGGTGAAACAACAGCCCAGTTACCAGCACCACGTCTTGTGCGTTGTGCAATCAAGTTAGCTGTTCTGTTGATTAGAACCGCTAAAGCCGCGTGTTCGTCACCAACGAATGTAGCTGTACCTGATACAGTTGCTTGGTTGTATGTAAACTCTGTAGCCGCTAATGAACGTAATGAAGCTAAAACTTCTTGGTCGATCTCAGCAGTAATTTCTTGTGCTAATGCCGCCATTACTTCTGCTTCTACGTCAATACCGTGTTGTGATTGAGCGTCTTGAGCCGCTTCAAATGTCCAACGTGCTTGTAATTTACGTGTTTTTGCTTCAACAGCTTGTTTAAGAATTTGTACTGAAATCTTACGACCGCCTGTACCTTCTTTACCTGCTGTTGAGTCAGCTTTACCAGCAGTTCCGTCACCAGCGTATGCTGTTGAGATTTGGAATGGTGATAATGCTTCGTCACCTGCTGTTGTATCATTTGCTGAACCTGTTGCATCTAATGTTTCAGCATAACGTACACGTAATGTATGAATTTGGCCTACTGGGCCTGTCATTGGTTGTACACCAACGATTTCGTTAGCAATAACTGTTGGCATAACTCGACGAATAACTGGAAGAATTACACGGTTTAGTGTTGCTACGTTACCTGCCGCTGATGCGCCTGATGTTGCCGCTTCAGCTAAGTAGTTTTTTGTGTTTTCTAAAATAACACCCATTGAGTTGCGTTTGTTGCCTTGTAGACCTTCTAATAAAGCGTCTTTAGTCTCACCCCAACGGCTTTCAAGTAGTTCTTGTGACATAATTATCTCCTAATGTCTTTAAATACCAGCAAGTTTGCGTAAGTCGATGATGTTGCCATCTTCGTCTTTTTTAACTTCTTCAACTTGCTTGTTTTT